GGATGAGATATTGTGAAACAAGAATTTGGAACCCACTCTTTTTCTTTGAATACTTGAACGTATGGGTTGTTGTGATTTGTGTATACGAAATGATTAACTTTTGGTTTGCCTATAATACAACTTGTCCATACTTGGATAATGTCATTTTGTTGAAGCATTCGTGCTTGCATAGTTTGCATTTAATTACTTTCCTCCCACATATTCCTTTGTTGTCCTTTAATAGCTCGCTCATCCTTATCTGCATTTAATCTATCACACCACTTACAAGGATTTACTGTATAAAATTGTAATTGATATTCATGTTTACAATTTGAACAAATTTGTGGCGTAGATTTAAAATCAATTAGTTTTCCTGTAAATATTTGTTCTTTGGTGAATGGATTATATCCGGTAATAGTTCCAGATATATTTACTAAAAATCTATTATTCATTATTTACCCTCCTTTGAATCAAACAATTCATCAGGACTCAATTTAAAATTTGCACAACCCCATCCAATGTCTTTGACTTCTGCAAATTGTTCAAATGAACCCATGGTAGTTTTGATACTATCAATTTTCACAACCTCAGACAAATCATCAAACTCAGATGACTCCATTATAAATAGTAAGATTTGATTGATTTTCTTTTTATCCTTTTTAGTTTTTCTTGGACTAAGTAGAAGTTTGCTCAACTTTTCCAATTTCTTTGGATGCAATTCTTTAATTTTTTGCATTGCTTTATCTAGATTACTCAATTTCTTTCTCCTCCACTTGACAAATTATTTTGTATTTGATAAACTACTCTTACAAGCCAAACTTGTCGCACCAAGAAGGCTCATTTCAATTATAACCTGAACAGAATTATAATGCAAGAGGCAAATGAAGAAAGTTTGAAATTATTTCTTCATTCAAAAGAGATTGAGCAAATTATAATTTTGTTGAAAAAGTTTTGCACAACGCTTGACATCACAATCTGATTCGTGTATTATAATCTTATAGGTTGCTTGTGCGACCAAGGTTTGAAAGTTTGAAAGTGTAATATACAATTGAATAAGGATATAAGGATTGTGGTGCTATTTTATGTGAGTTTAATAGTACGAGTCCTTAAAACTATAAACGTTTGTTAGAAGTCAAATATGAGGCATATGGAGGTATAATGATAGAATGTTTTAGGTGTAGAAATAATAAAACCAATGGTGAGGATACTGCGAAGAATAAGATTGTGATGAGGTGTAGATTGAGTTATACAGATTTGTATATGAGAACACACCAAATGGTAAAGGGATATACTTGTAGTGATTTTGAGGAGAAGGAGAAAGTATAAGAATGAATTATAGTTTGCATAATGAAGATTGTTTAGAATCAATGAAGGATATATCAGACAAATCAATTGATTTAATCTTGTGCGATTTGCCTTACGGAATTACTGCAAGAAATAAGTGGGATGTAATTATTCCATTTGATAAACTTTGGGAACAATACAGTAGAATTATAAAAGATAATGGCGCAATTGTATTATTTGGAAGCGGAATATTCTCTGCTAAATTAATGTTATCAAATGAAAAGATGTGGAGATATAATCTTATTTGGGAGAAAACTACGCCAACTGGACATTTGAACGCTAAGAAAATGCCACTTAGAATCCATGAAGATATTTGTGTATTTTATAAATCTCCACCTATTTATAATCCACAGAAAACATTTGGACATGAGCGGAAGGTTAGCAAAGCAGAACATAAAGTTAATTGCGTGAATACAACTAATTATGGCGAACATGGACTAACTACTTATGATAGCACAGAAAGATATCCTAAGAGTGTATTGAAATTTGCTACAGATAAACAGAAAGAAGCATTGCATCCAACACAGAAACCTATTGCTTTGTGTGAGTGGTTGATTCGGACTTATACAAATGAGAATGAAACAGTTTTAGATAATTGCATGGGAAGTGGAAGTGCCGTAATTGCGGCCTTGAATATGAATAGACGAGTGATAGGAGTCGAGCTAGACGAAATATATTTCAACATTGCAAAGAACAGAATTGAGAATCATGTAGTAAAAGTTAATGAGAACAAAGAAAGTTAAAACTAAAATAATAAAATTGGAGATTAAATATAAATGACAACTATGGGAAACAATAAAATGGTATTTTGCAAGAATTGTGTTAACTGTATAAGAATAAGTAGTTTGAATAATGATGTGGTTCTATGGGATTGTGAGAAGGGGAAATTTAGTGGGATAGTGCAGAATAGTATGACCTGCGATGGATTGGTTCAGTCTGATTCACATGAGTTTGGATTGTTGATGGTTGAGGGTTGTGATGGATTTGATTCAGGACATCATGCGGGTAAGGATGCTGAGATTTTTAAAGATGTGATTGTTTGTAACCATAATGTAAAACGGAAGCAAAAAGCGTGGGATTTCTATGAGGGATGTTGGAGGAAGTAATGGATGCAGACAGTAAATCTTTGGTATGCAAGAAATGAAAACGATGAAATTGTTCTAATAAGTGATGCGAATAGAGATGAAAAATACAAATGCCCTATTTGCGGAAATGAAGTAATACCTAAAGCGATTATGGAATATAATTTGGTGTCTGCCCATTTTGCCCACATCGATAAATCAAAGTGTTCTGGAGAGTCCTATATTCATTTCTGGTTTAAAAATAAACTCATTCAACCCGGAGATGTATTTTCGGTAAAAGAAGATTATGTTGCACAATACACATGTCAAGAGATATTTATAGAAACTCCAGTAGAAACAAGGTATGGCGTATACATTCCAGATTTGACTGTCCTAACTACTTGTGGACAAACTATTTATTTTGAAATGAATTATAAAAATAAGAAAAATGTTGATGATTATATTTTAATGTGGAATGATTTGGAGAGAACAGTTGTTGAAGTTGGAGTAAAAACTTTATTGAAAAATATTAATGATACTCCGGTATACGACGCAATTTATTATTTTGGCAAGAAATATAAAACAAGAGCATTTAAAACTCGTGACCCATATAAAGAAATAGCTTTCTCTGGAAAAAGTTTTAAAAGTGAAGAAACAATTGAAAAGATTAGAAAAATAGATTGGTTCTTGAGAGATATTGAACTGTATAGTAAAGGGCAGAAGCCTTTTGAAGAAATTATGGAAATTGTCGCGCTTTTAAATGTGCCGGACAGGAAATTATTTCAAGATGTCATTAGTCGTTGTGATTATAGCGATATAAACAAAAGGTATTGGGAATACAGTGAATATCTTAGAAAGAAACTTGCGTCTCAGGGCTATTATAAATTCAACGGAGGTATGAGCAAAACTCATTGGATAATCAAAGAGATTGATAGATGGAATAAAACTTTGAACGGCATTAATGAAAATTATTCTGTAAAAATAATAAGGCATAGAACAGGCAAAGAGAAAAGAGTTGGATATTATACAGAGTATGTTTTGGAATATCACACTGTAGATATCAAAGTTTATCATAAAAATAAAAATATAGGTGAGTTTAAATTAAGTAACGAAATCATAGAGGATAATAATATTCTAAGTTTGGATTCGAGTATTAAAACAATCTTAGAGTCGCATTCAATAAAGTTAAAATGTATGGACTGCGCATCCAAATTTTCATTCTCATTTGGAGAAATGCGATTCTTTAGTGAAAAGAAGTTCCAAAATCCAAAACGTTGTAAAGAATGCAGAAATAAGCGGAGGTAATATACTTGGTCAACAGACAATTATTCACAATGAAATTTGAGTCATCACGACTCAAAAAAGCCAAATACAATATTGAAAATTTGTCTTTTGAACAGGCAAAGAAAAATCAAGAAATTATAGCATTAGGCGAGAATCAATTCCTTAGAACAGTAAATAAAGTTGTCTATGAGCAAGACCCATCTAAACAATACCGAATCATGGATAGAGCGTTGCTCGAAACTTATTATGAAGGCATAGAAGAATTAAAAAAGAAGAAAGAGAATAAATCCGAAACTTTGAAATCCTTGGCTGAATACAAAGAGCTGATTAAAAAAATGTGTTTCGTTCCAGAATATATAACCGTAGTTATTAATCATGACACTCATTATGAATACATGTTTAACAATGGATTTACAGTTAATGGGAATGTGTATAAAAGGTTATCAGTCTCAGCTGGTCAAGGAAGGGTTCGTACAGTCGTATTTTGTGATGAATTTATTATTGATAGAGTAAATGAGATTTTAGACAATGGGAGAGATAAAACAATTCCATTCTCGCCTTCTAAATTCTCGGCCTATAAAGGATTATATGGAAGTGCAACAAAAGTTGTAAAAGAACCAAGATTCTGCGTGGTTAAAGATTTTGAATCTCCTTCAACATTTACTTGCAATTGGATTACGGAAACTCCATATGAGCAAGATGATAAAATTGAGATAAAAGATATTACAAGGCAATATAATAGATTTGATGGTATGGGATTAATTACTCCATCATTTGCTAAGCAGTGGGCCGAAGATTTGGGGTTGGAATATGTTCCCGCACAATTTTGCATCAGACAGAGTTTTTTAAAAGGGATGGTCGCAGTTTTCGATATATCTGAGTTCTGTAAAACTGAGAATGAAGGGAATTATATAATTGAGACTATGTATGGGACTGTTGATTTAAGAAACATAGATGTGATTATAACAGAAAGTCAATTCAAACTCCATCAATCATTTAAGTCTTTGAATGATTATATTGAATCTTGTAGGAAAAATGGATTGATGTGGGGAGTTTCATTATACACAGAAGAAAAAATAAAACACACACTCAAGATGAACTATCAATTTTTAGGAGCTATGGATATTCAGAAAGAAGATATCCCAGAATTATGTGAAGATTTTGTAGAATGGATTAAAGGCGTGAATCAAGATGATATTTGGAGTACATTGTTATTTCTGATTGGAACAGATATGACGGAAGAAGATATAAAATCATATTTGTCCAATGGAGAGAATTGGTGGATTAAGGCTCTTGTCTTGAATAGAGATTTGCTGAATGATAGATATATTAAGCAAAAAGTCTATAGATTGATTAAAGTAAAAATTGAAAACGGATTCATTGGAAATATTTTTTTAGAGGGAAACAATCAAACACTCGTATCCGACCCATACGCCCTCATGGAGCATGTTTGCGGTAAAGAAGTCAAAGGATTGCTTGATACGAATGAATATTTTTCATCATATTGGAATAACAAAAGTATAAATGAAATAATAGGTATGCGCCCTCCTCTAACCTACCGGGCAGAAGTTTTAAAGATGAAGTTGGTTAGCGACACGAAGAAGTCAGAGTGGTATAAACATTGTTATGGTGGAATTATAGTCAATGTACATGGCTCTGAGACTGACTTCTGGGCTGGTAGCGATTTTGACATGGATTTTTTGTCAACCACTTCTAATAAAGTTGTAAGAAATTCAATTTTTAAGAATGAATATCCAATATGCTACGAAGCTCCAAAAGCTAATCCAATTATTTTTACGGATGAGGATTTGTATCATTGCGACAGGTTTATATTCGGCTCAATCATTGGTAGTATAACAAATAAAGGTACGTCTGGACACGCTCTGTTGCCTTATATTGAAGGCAAGTACGGTCTGGATAGTGAGATATACAAGACACTTTTAAATCGTGTTAAAATGACCTGTAAACTACAATCGTCACAAATTGACAAAGGTAAGATAGGCAGAAACGTTAAAGAGATTCCCAAGATTTGGACTGATAGAAGATATATTCATGACAATTATGATGGCGATGAGAAAGATATGTTGTTGGAAATTATGTTGGATAGACATCCGTATTTCTTTATACATTTATACCATGACACAAAAGCATCATACAATGAATATGTAAATAATCAAGATATAAGCTGTAAACATAAGTTTGGATTGTCTGTAAAAGATTTGTTCGACAAAGAAGGAAAAACGGATGATGAAATTCATTATTTGAAAAACTTTGAAAAGTATATGCCCGTAATTATGAACGATAGCGTAATGAATAATATTTGTAGATATTTAGAATCTGTTGATTACGGAGTTAAAAAATATATCCAACAAAAGGATTGTAAAGATATTCATCTTATTCTTATGCGGAACGCGGATATATTCAATCAAGAACTATATGACTCTGTACTGGAAGAATATAGGAAGATGGTGAAAAATATAAGCGAGATTCGTTCAATGGACGGAGCAAACGGAAAAAGAAAATTCAATGCAAAGGCGCATAATTCCACAAAGTTGATTTATGAGAAATTCAAAGAAGTCATGGAAAAAGTTTGTCCTAATACAAGCGAATTAACCGATTGTTTGATTAGAATTTTTTATGTGGAATTTCCAAGTTCAAATAAGGAGTTATTGTGGAATATCTATGGTAACCACATCGTAAAAAATCTAAAAGACAAACTTGAACAACCTGTGCTATTTCCAATTCAAGACGATGGCGGAGATATACAGTATATGAATAAAAAATATTCACTAAAGGAGATTAAAATATGAAGCAGTATAATGAAGTCGCCTATGGTGAAAAAATTTACAATGGTGGTTTTCAAAGTAAAAATTATAGATATGATTTGTTAATTCTTTCAAAGTATTTAAAACACGAGAAGGAGTTAACAAAGGAACAGCATGTGGAATATATTACTGAATTTTGTGAAAAGTATTTTACAGATTACAATCCAATTTTGTGCGGAGATATGATAGATAAAGCAATTGAGAATGGCAGAAAGTTAAAAAACAAACCATTGGTGATTGAGTCTATACCAATTTACATGTCTGAAATGCAAGCAATTGACAAATGGGATATTTGCGCGGATTATAAAAAGATACTTTTAACAATGTTGTTTGATAGGAAACTATCATGTGAGTCGAGGATTCAACTTGGAGAAATGGTAGACGATATCTCTTTGTATTTCAAAGGCTCTCCTCGTAAATATGGGGATGTTAAGAAACGTTCAAAGATAAAGGGAAAATATGACATTGACATTGTTATTAAAGAATTGAATGATTTAGGTATTGTGGAGTCAAAGTATAAAGGAGATATAGTTTTAAAGTTTGCAGAGGGTATTGAATATGGGGAAATATTTTACAATGTGAAAGAAATTGATTTTGATAAAGTTGGATTAGTTTATGATTATTATAAAGGAGATAAAGTTAAAGAATGTGCATTTTGTGGTGTTTTAATTAAAGTCACAACCAGTAATAATTTATATTGCGAAACTTGTAAAAAAGAAAAACAACTCGAACATCAACGAGAAAGCATGAAGAAAAAAAGACAGGTGAAGTAGCGATAAAGTCATACAAGTATTGCAACTACTATATCCTACGAAGTTTTATAATTCTTCTATTAGTGAGGAAGTAGAGTATAGCGATTGCAACGCTTGTAGGTAATCATTACCAATTAAAATATTATACTCACCCTATTGACAACCAATCCTCAAAAATGTTAAACTAATTTCAAGATAGTTAATCGGTTCTAACCCGATAATTATAAAGCCTGATGACGCTTAATTCTATTCAGTTTTGTCAATTGGATAGAGCAATCACAGTGAGACAAGGTGTATCCTGCCTCAAATGGAAACTTTAAAAGACTATATGCGAGGGTGGAATCCCTGTAAAATCTAACAAACTGTGATTGCAATTATTTATAAAAACTTTTACAATTGCTTGACAACGGTTTTGCAATTTGATAAGATGTATTTAGGTTAACACAACCAAACTACACGAGAGCAAAAGGAGAGAAACACATGGAAATGACAATCACACGAGCTTTGGCAGAATTGAAACTTCTTGACGCACGAATCAATTCAACCATCAATCAGACTCAGTTTATTGGTGGTAAAAAGAAATCTGCTACAAAAGTAACACCGACTCAAACAGTTGAGGAATTTAATGCTTACGCAGAATCCTCATATGCAAGTGCTGTGCAATTGATTGATAATCGCAAGGCAATCAAATCAGCAATTGTAAATTCCAACGCCATCACAAAGGTCAAAGTTGGAGAAGTTGAGATGACTGTTGCAGATGCAATTGAGCGAAAAGATTCAATCAGGTATGAACAGACTCTCTTGAACCAGATGATTAATCATTTTAATCAGGCAACCGCACAGGTTAATCGAGAAAATGATAAAGTCCAAGTAAACCTTGATAATCTTCTGCTTGCATCATTCGGCAAAGAATCAAAGGGCAAAACTGATGTAAATGAGATTGAAGCAATTTCTAAACCATTCCTTCAACAGAATGAATATGAAATTGTTGACCCTCTGAAACTTAAAACAAAGATTGACAAGTTGCAATTTGATATCCAAGGCTTCATGAGCGATGTTGATATTGCGCTTTCCACAATCAATGCGACTACAACGATTACAGTTTAATTGAAATATCATTTGCAAGCCACACGAAAACTCTAAATTCTAATCCCCTATTCTTTGTTGGGTTAATACGGAGAACTAAAAGCTCTTCTACATGAAGAATTTATTTTTATCAAATATGATAAACATACAATTGGAAAATATGTTGAAAGCTCAAAGTTCAAAGTTTAAAACTCAGCGTTTAAAGATTAAAGTTCTTTTCATCAGGACTTAAAGGACAAAGTTTAAATTTCGATAAAATCCACGATTAAAGGTTTGAGCGATGATTTGATTGGCTCTGAGATATCCTCGTGGCTGTATGGCTTGCAAATATTCATGAGTCTTTAAGGTTATTAAGTTTTGGTTCAATCCAAACAGACTCACCAAAGATTTGCTCGGAATTACACGAGCAACTAAATCAAAATAAAGGCATCGATTACTCTTATGCCACGCTAAGATGCGTCTAAATGTGGAAACCGCGAAATGCACAGTAGCCTTGGTTTGAGTTGAGGGCGAAATTATTTTAACAATTATACTTCTGATGAATGCGGAAGTGGTATTGATTGAAATAAAACTTGACGCAGAGTTTTTGAAGATTGGCTCCCCGTGACATGGTCTTCTTTTAGAAAACGTCGAAACCTAATCACAAGGTTCTAATCGGTTCATCCTACAAAAGCCGATTTCCAAACAGTACCTCGCACGCTTATCATCCACTACTCCCGAAACAAAAATGGTTTGTAGATTGATAGCGTACCACGCGCACACTAGGTATATTGTGGATATATACATGACATACTGCTCATAGGTCTAAAGACTTTTAGTAGTCTGGTGGTGAGCAAATTAATTAAAATCTCCTCAACAAAACATTAAATGATGAAAGAGGATTTGCCATGAAAAAATTGGTCGTAGACACTTGTGTATTTATGCAAAGTCTTAGTGAAGTAGATTATCTTATGCTTAAACACAAACTTATTGTGTGTAGTACCGTTTCAGACGAACTTGATAAACATAAAGAATCAAGCGATGAAGTTAAATCCTACAAAGCACGTAGAGCATTAAAATGGATTAAAGAGAATCAAAATAAAATTGAATTTGTTGTTTCTGATATTTGCAATAATAAATTTGATAATTATGATGAATCTAATTCAGACACTAAAATTCTTAGTGCTTGTGTAGACAATAAAGCAGATATTTGCACCGTTGATAGAGGCATGTGGATTCGCGCAAAATCATTTGGTATTGGGATTGTAGAAATTGATACAGATGATAATGAATCTGATTATTGTGGATATCTTAAACTTGAAATTGATAAAAGCAATACAAATGACCAAAATATGCTTGCTAAAATTTATGAGAATTTGTGCGATAATATTATGGGGCTTATGACTAATCAATATCTGTACGTCGTAGAATCGGACTCTAATAAGCCCATAGACCTACTTAAATGGACAGGCAAAGAGTTGGTCACAGTTGGAGACAAAGCCGTTAATACGGAGTTGTTTGGTAAGTTTAAATGTAAAGATGAAATGCAACGCATGGCTATGGACAGCCTGTTGTCAAATAAAGTTACAATGATTAAAGGAAAACCCGGAAGTGGAAAGAGTCTAATTTCTCTTGTTCACGCTATCAATATGATTGAGCGTAGAAAATTTGATAAACTTGTGGTATTTTGTAATCCACTTGCAAGTCGGAACTCAGCGAAGCTTGGTTTTCTTCCCGGTACTAAAGATGAGAAGTTGTTGGATTCTTCTGTGGGTAATATGCTTTCATCTAAATTCGGAGATAGGCTTCAAGTTGAACGAATGATTCAAGAAGGTAAACTTTTGCTTTATCCTATGAGCGATATCCGCGGATATGATTCTACTGGACAAAATGCATTAATTTATATTATGGAAGCTCAAAACTTGGATATCCCACTTGCTAAAATGGCTATTCAGCGTGTAGGAGAAGACTGTCAATTGATTATTGATGGCGACTATTGCGCTCAAGTAGATAGTCCTGCGTTTGAGGGAAGAAATAATGGTATGCGTAGAATCAGTGAAGTATTCCGTGGAGCAGATTTCTATGGAGAAGTAGAGCTTGGAAATATTTATAGAAGTCGTATGGCAGCTTTGGCTGATTTGTTGTAGATTGACAGTTGAATAAAAGGAGAAAATATGAATCAAGAGTTAATTGACCTTTGTTGGAAAAAGAGACGAGGTGAAATCTCAACCTCTTGGGATTATATTGCGGCTCAGAATGGATATACGTCAGGTGAGAAACTTCGCTTGTCATTTAAAAGTTGGCGTAGAAAAAATGAACGAGAATCTGGTAAAACATATGATAATATTGAACTTGTCGGAAATTCCGACGAACTTGAAATTAAGAAACGTGAGCTATATAAAGAGCGTCAAAAACTTTTCGATGTTGCTAATGAATATCGTCAAATGCAACGCGAAGAATCTCGTGAAGAACGATTTTACGAACGTCTCGACCAATCTATTAAGAGCTTGTGTCCAGTTGATATTCCTAAACATGAGATTCAACTCAGTCAATCTAACAGAGCAGTAATTTGCTCAATTGCAGATGCTCACTTTGGTGAAGAATTTGAGTTGAAAGATTTCAGTGGTGGTATTATCAATAAATATAACACACAAATTTTTAAAGATAGAATGTGGGAATATAAAAATAAGATTATTAAGTTTTGTGAAGATAGAAATATCAACCATATTTACATCACTGAACTTGGCGATGCCGTCAGTGGAGTACTCCATATCTCACAGATTAAATCTAATCAAATCGGCGTAATTGACCAAGTAATTGAATATGCTGAATTTATGCGGCACTGGCTTAATGACTTGAGCAAATATCTTAAAATTGATGTGTATTTCACCGAAGGTAATCATAGCAACCTTAGACTTCTCACAGGTAAAAAAGGCGACTTCCCACATGAGAACACAGAGCGTATTGTTTCGTACATTGTTAAATCAACACTTGAAAACAATCCTAATATTACCGTTCATCATGGTGAAAATGGAGTTAATTATTTTTCTGTATCTGGTTTCAATGTAATCAGCTTACATGGTGATAAAGAAAAGAATATTGAAAATTCCTTAGATAAGTATACACGAAATTATAGAATCAATCCACATTTTCTTTTGTGTGGACATATGCATAGTTCCAAAAGTTTAAATATTGGGATTGATAGATTTGTGTTGCAGTGCCCTTGCTTTGCAGGTACGAATGAATATGCCCTGAACGAAGTTGGTAAAACCTCCAATGCGGGTGCAAAGTTATTTGTAATTGAAGAAGATTATGGACTTGTAAGCGAAGAGTATATTTGGTTTAAATAGACAGAACAAAAGGAGTTCCATATGTTTGAAGGAATGTTCCGAGATTCAGCAATAGAAGAAATGCGTATGGCTTCTGCAATGCATCATAGAACTATTTATATGTGTGAAACTGTGACGGATGATGCGTGTTTTAAATTGAATTATTATTTAGATAGAATTGAACGACTTGATAAACATTCTGGTAAAAAAGAACCAATTACAATTGTAATTTCCAGTTTCGGAGGTTCCATATACGATGGGTTGTCCAGTATTTCTCGCATTGAGAAAATGGTGGAAGATGGGTATGAGATTATTTCAATTATAGATGCATATGCAATGAGCATGGGTTCCGCTCTCAGCCAAGTATGCTCTAAAAGATATGCTCGTAGATATTCAACCATATTATATCATCAACCATCAACATATCAACAAGGAACTTGTTCTGAATTAAAAATACAATTTGATGAGCTTATGCGTCTATGGGAACTTATGAAGACAATTACTAAAAAACATACACTGATGGATGAAGAATATCTTGAATCTCTGTACAAAGGTAATAAAGATGTCTATCTTACAGCAGAACAATGTTTGGATTTCGGTATTATTGATGAGATTCTATAGTGGATAAAAGGAGACAATATGAACGATGATGTTCAAGAAATTGTTTTAGATGAACAACAACAACTTAAAGAAATGTTCGGACATTCCGATTGTGCAGAACCTGCCTCAAAAGAAATGACGTTCTTTTATGAACCGATTGATTTAGAAGATGATGAGATGGATGTAATTACAACCTCTGATGAATTTATTAAAGGTCAAGGCGTGGGCGCATTTTATTCAGGTATCTACACGACACTTATTAATTCAGGTTTTGATGTGGAAAGTGCTGTGACAGTTGTAACGAATGAACAAGCTCTTAGATACAATAAAGAACTTGCTAAAATTACACAGACAACGAGTATTGAAGTTGCAAAACATCGTTCGTTTCAAGTTGATGATACACGAATGTAGAGAATAAGGAGAACATAATATGTATTTTATTGATAGCCGTGGAAAACGTACAGATGTGGTTGAGTTGGCAGAAGGTTATATTATTAGTGATGGTGATTTTTCCAGATTTGTTCCAGAAGAAGAATTTATCTCTTGGATTGAACGGAAATATATCAACTTAATCTGCGAAGACCCTGACAAAGAAGAGTCAACTGAACTTTGTGATTGTCCATATTGTGAAGGCGTTCGTGTAGGAGTTGAAATGGTTCTTAGTGATATAGAAGATGACGACGAATGTGATTGTGAAGTTTGTCAATATGAACAAATTCATTCTGACATCGTAGACGAACTAAAACATCTTAAAGAAGATATGATTGCATATCGCCAATGTGGCGACTATGAAGAATATGAAAAGATTGTAAATGCTTATGTACGACTGTATCATCTTGCGTTTGAGGACTCGGAACTTTAATAGTACCTCCCTTTGAACAAAGTTGAACAATTGAAAACTTAGAACCTATAAATTAGGACATCAGAAATGGTGTCTCTTTTTATGTGTTTTAGTTGATGCACATTATATAATGAGGAGAAAATTGAGATGGAATGTACCCATGATATTAATGAAAAAAATCACGATGTAAAATTGGATTCAAAACGCCGAACAATGTCATTCCCACCAACTCAATATGGACGTTGTAAAAAATGTGGACTTTTGCTATCATATGTAAAATTAAATGGTGAGTGGGTAATACAATAGAATTAATTGATAAAAGGAGATGTCACAATGGCATTAAAAAGAGGAAGACCAAAGAGTAAAACTCCTAAGCCGCCTGAAGAAAAATGCTATTGTCGTAGATGTAGACGAACAATTTCAGGTGCAAATTTTTATCAGGCCACAAATAAATTTATAGACACCAATGATAAAATGAGTATCTGCAGAGATTGTTGCACAGATATATATAATTGGTTTTATAAGATTCATAAGACAGTTGACACGGCATTGTTTTATACTTGTCAAGAAGTTGATTTGAGATATGAGCCTGATATTGTGGAAGCTACTAAGACTAGGATTGCTTCTATTCAAGAAAAGGGTAATGATGCTGATGCTGTGGTTGGGTATTATAAGAGCAATTTGTCAAGTACAGGTAAGGATAATTTTGGATATAGTGAGTTTCAATTTAGAGATAGTTCTGTTTTAAAATTATCTGGTGAGAAAGCCCCGGTACAATATAATCCAGACGAATATGAAAGTATTGAAATCTCATATCTTCGTAATCGGTGGGGTAATATGGCTATTGAAGAACTTCAGTGGCTAGAACAAAAATGGGAAGAATGGAGTCAAGGATTTGAAATTGATTCCAAAAATAGAACTTTGATTGTAGAGCAGATTGTTTTTGAAGAGTTTTATATTTTTAGAGAACGGTCAGAAGGTAAGGATGTTTCTAAGCGATTGAAGAATATTAAAGACTTGATGGGCATGGGTAATCTTCAGCCAAAACAAGAAACTGCTTCTGAGTCTGCTGAATTTTCAAGCTTTCCTGTAATGATTACACACATAGAGCAAAACAGACCAGCGTATAAAGAAAATCACGCTTTAAAAGATATTGATAATATGGGTAAAAATATTAAAATATTGGATGGATTAATTGCCAGAACGTCAGGAAAATCAAACGGAAATACATTGTTATTTGAAGAAGAATATCAACCTGAAACAATGGATTTAACATCGCTGGCAAATAGTGGTGGTGTGAAAAATGGCTAGTTATACGAATGGGTTTCAGACGGATGAATCTAAATATGCAAACGTAGAAAATGTATTTATTCGTAAAGCAAAAACCGGAAGAAAAGATGTGAAGGGTGAAAATTTCTGGGAAAACTTTATAGAATACGTTACGTATTTTAGAGATAACCCTCATCGTTTTTGCAGTGAATATCTTAACCTTCCTTTACATTGGTGGCAACAAATTATTTTATATGCAATGTGGACACGAGAAAGTACAATTTATTTAGCTGGACGCGGCGCGGGCAAGACATATTTGGTAATGATTTACTGTGTTTGCAAGTGTTTGCTGTTCCCGGGCACGGTGATTCGTGTGGCCTCTGCCAACAAAAAACAGGCTGGATTTCTATTAGCGAAAATAAAAGAGATGCAACGCAACTCGCCTATGCTTGCCAGAGAAATAATAGATATATCTATCGGAAAAGATGAAGCAAGGATTATGTTCCAAGGTGGTTCCGAGGTCGCTACTGTTGTTGCTGGGGATGGGGCAAGGGGTAAAATAAAAGTGTATTGCATTATTATATTAATAAATCTGAAAAGAGGAACATATAATGATTAACAATGGAAAGTGGGAAGAAAAAGATTTAGATTTTTTAAAAGAGAACTATACAAATTATTCCAATCAAGAAATTGCTGATATTTTAAATAGGAGTAAAAAAGCAATTTCTATAAAAGCATCACGATTAGGATTGAAGTTTGACAGGAAATATAATTATGATGCGGATTTTTTTGAGAGTATTGACACAGAAGAAAAAGCATATTGGTTGGGATTTTTATATGCAGATGGATACGTTTCAAAAACAAGTGCAATTAATACGTCTTACACAGTTGGTATTGATTTAATGCGTTCAGACGAAAACCATCTAAAAAAATTCAATAAATCCATAAATGGGAATTTTGAATTAGTATATAGAGAGAGGGAACGTTGGAATAAAATTCATTCCATATGTTCTATTCGTGTGTATTGCAAAAAAATGGTAGAAGACCTAATTAATAATGGTTGCACATATAATAAAACTTTTGATATAAAAATGCCAATATTACAAGAACATCTTATACGTCATTTTATACGTGGTTTTTTTGATGGGGATGGAAGCATATTTAAGCGAAAAGGAAGAGATTATTTACTTTGTAATATAACAAGTGCATCGGAAGATTTTTTAAAGTCGATTAGAGAAATTATTTATAATATTGGAATTACATCTTATATCGTGAGTGACAGAAATCACTTTCAATTAGGAATATCTGGGAAAGATTCTGCGTATAATTTTTTAAAATACATGTATGAAGATTCTACATTTTATTTGGACAGAAAACATAAACTATATAAAACAGCGAGTTTGCCCCTCTAATCAGTAATGATTAGTCAAACAAATCGGGAAAGAAATCGGGAAAGCTGAAACGCCAATCCGAGTGGAAGGCTAATGGTAATATATTGGTCACACGCAGAGCATAGGAGATGAAACTGAGCAATCAGAATATAACTCTCCCACGAGTCCCCGACTCCTATTTAATAGTAGGATGAAAAGATATGCCGAACTTATAGAAAATACAACTATAAGAACTATGGGATAAAAAGCCTATAGGATAACAATTGGAACGCTGTAATATCGTAATTGTTGATGAACGTGAGATTGTAGACAAGGAAGTCATTGATAAAGTTTTCATCCCCTTCTTAACGGCGATACGCCATCCATTATATTTAAACAAACCAGAATTTAAACATTTGGAATATTTGGAAACAAATCATTTTATAGAGATGTCATCTATAGGCTCTACTACAAGTTCGATGTACAAAGAATTTTTGCAATATATAGATTTCATATCTAGAGGGATTGACAAATATGCGGTATTTTGTATCCCGTATCAAATGGCATTGCGTTCAGGGGTTGTAAATAAATCTATCATTGAAAAGATGGTTAGAGAAGCTACAACGTCAGTAGAGGCATTTAGACAAGAAATGGAAGTATTACCCACAGGTGAGGGTGAGTCTTCTATGTTCACATATGAAGATATGAATAAGAATAGAAGATTAAAACAGCCGATATATCCAATTACAGATGAAGAATACATTGAATATAATGGAAATATAAATAAATATCCATATTACATTAAAAAAGAAAGCAATGAAATTAGGATTTTAGTTGTAGATTTGGCTGTAATGGGAAATAGTTTGAATGACAATTCTATTTTTAAAATTTTTAGAATTAAAGCTGATAGTGACGAATATATAGTTGATGTCCCATATGTGGAAGCAATGAATGGAGTAAATACAGATTTACAAATATTACGTATAAAACAATTACATTATGATTGTCAATGTGATTTTACTGTTTTAGATGGCGGTGGGATTGGACAACCATTCTTTGACGTATTAACAAAAAGAACAGAAGATTACACAAGAAACAAATCATATCCTGCATGGAAAACAATACGTCCCGATGACAAACAAGATATACGTGTGTTGGATAAAAATGCAGAACCAGTTGTTCATTTAATTAAGGTTTCCGGAGCTAATGCAAGTGCATCATATTTGAATATGTTGGTAAAAGCAAGAAGAAAATTCCAGAACAAAATGGTTAATTTACTTGTTGATGAAGATGAAATTGTAGACTATCTTAATAAGAAATATAAGTGGTTATCTTTAAAATCAAGTCCAAATAAATCCGAAAATGATTTAGCTGTAAGATTAATGCGTCCATTTACACAAACCACCTCGTTAATTAAAGAGGGTATAAATACAAAAGCAATTGAAACTCCTACAGGCGTGAAATTTGATGAAGGTAGTGGGCGAAAAGACCGAATAATTTGTTTCTTATACGGAATTTCTTTTGTATCAGAACTTGAACAAGAATTAAGAATAGAACCAGAAGATGATTTTAACATGGATAATCTTCTTGCAGGAATAAATGGTTCCAACAACCGCACAACCCTATTCGGTACATCAACATCAAATCCATTCGCATCACGATTCAATGGCTTCAAGTGAATACAAGGAGACTCAATGATATACAAAATTCAGTTTGATTCACCCAAATCAATCAATGACCTCTTTAAAAAACTTGAGTCATTGGGTGACTTTATTTATAAAAATGAAGTGATTCATTT